TTTATGCAGCTGCGGATGACGGGACCAATCCTAACATCATTGATGTTGGAATGGGAACGGTTACTCTTACAGGAACACAAACTTTAACAAATAAAACTTTAACTAGTCCTAAAATTGGTACTAATATTTTAGATACTAGCGGAAACGAATTAATTAATTTTACTGCAACAGGTTCAGCAGTTAACGAACTTACTATAGCTAACGCAGCTACAGGAGTTACTGGACCGGTTATTTCAGCAACAGGTGAAACTAATGTTGGTATTAACATTAACCCTAAAGGCTCAGGAGTTTTAAACTCAGGAGGAGCAGCGGTTAAAATTGCAGGAACAGAAACTATTTTTGTTCCATCTTCTGCTATGTATGGATCAACAACAAATGGTGCTGATCCTCAACAAGTTGAAACTACAGCAACAAGACCAGATTTAAAAGTTTTAGATTTTGATGCAGGTACAGCGGAATATGCACAGTTTGCTATTGCGATGCCAAAATCATGGAATTTAGGAACAGTAACTTTCCAATATTTTTGGGCTCCAAGTAATACAAATACAGGAAACGTTATTATGGGATTACAAGGAGTTAGTGTTACTAATGATGGAACAGCTGATGTTGTTTTCGGAACAGCACAAGAAGTTACAGACGCTGGAACAGGAGCTGTTGAAGATGTACTTGTTTCTTCAGTTAGTTCTGCAATGACAATTGCAGGATCTCCAGCTGATGACGATTATACATTTTTTCAAGTTTACAGAGACGCAGCAGATGGTAGTGATACCTTTACAGGAGACGCTAGATTATTAGGAATTAAATTATTCTATACAACAGACGCTGCTAATGACGCTTAGGAGTAGACATGGAAGATTTTGAAAACCCTTTTGGAATAGCTTCACCAAGACGAAATCGAAAGAATAAAAAACCAAAAACAAAAAGCTTTGGTTATCAAGTGTTAGGATTTGGTTCAGGTGGGGTCACTCCTAAATTCATCGTGGCTACAGGTGGAAATACTGTTACTACTTGTGGAAATTATAAAATTCATAAATTTACAGGCACAGGTACTTTTACCGTTTGCTCAGTAGGTAATGCTGCTGGTTCAGAATCAGTAGATTACATGGTAGTTGCTGGTGGTGGTGCTGGTGCAAAAGTAGGAAATGCTGGTGGCGCTGGTGCTGGAGGTTATAGAGCATCAGGTTATGGCCCAAGTCCTTCACGTGGAACTGCTTTACCGGTTTCAGCAACAGGCTATCCAATTACAATAGGCGCGGGAGGCAGCCCAGCTACAGCTACAGCTACAGGAGCACAAGGTTCAAATTCAATATTTTCAACAATTACTTCTACTGGTGGAGGTGGAGGTCGCGGAGATTGTGGCTCTATTCAACCAAATAATACTGGTGGATCTGGCGGAGGTGGGCCAGGACACCAAATTTATCCTTTTTGTGGAGCTGCTGGAAATACACCTCCAGTATCACCCCCTCAAGGTATGCCTGGTGGAGATGGATTAGGCGGAGCAGGAACTTTTAATTCTGGCGGAGGCGGCGGTGGAGCTCTCAACGCTGGACAAGATGCTAATCCTCCTTCAACACCTGGCCCTTCGGGAAAAGGTGGAGATGGAGCACCAAATGATATTACAGGTACAGCTACTTATTATGCTGGTGGTGGCGGAGGAACGCCCATGGGGCCCCCTCCCGCATCTAATGGTGGACAAGGTGGCGGCGGTGGAGGAGCCGGTCACGTAACTAGCTGTGGCACAGCAAATACTGGTGGCGGAGGAGCAGGATATTCAACCGCAGGAACAGGTGGTTCAGGAATAGTGATAATAAGGTATCTCTATCAATAAATTATGGCACACTTTGCAAAAATTTCAGATGATAATGTAGTCTTACAAGTTGTAGTAGTTGCAAATGCAAATACAGTCAATGAAGAGGGTGCTGAAACTGAATCTGTTGGACAGGCTTATTTAGAAACACATAATAACTGGCCTTCACATCTTTGGATTAAAACTTCATATAACACAGAAAACAATCAACATAAATTAGGTGGAACTCCATTTAGAGGCAACTATGCAGGGGTAGGTCATACTTGGGATTCAAGTAATGAAATTTTTTGGTCGCCAAAACAATATGATAGTTGGACTAAAGATATTGCTTCTGCTTCTTGGAAATCACCGCTTGGTAATCCTCCAGATTTAACTTCTGAACAACAAAATCAAAACAATGCTCTATCTCATACTTGGACATATATTTGGGATGAGTCTGCGTATCAATCAGACAATACAACTGGTTGGGTTTTAACAAATTTTGGTGTTCGACCACACCTTTAAATCAATATTGATATAGATCAAATTCTTTACTTATATTGACATTATATTTCTTGTCATTTATAAGAAGAAAGAAATGGAAAAGAAAGTATTAACAGAGATAGCATTATTTTATGGAGACGTTTCGATGCCAAAAGGTTTTGAAATTGATCGTTCTATTTTATGTGTGGATACTTTAAAACATTCCTTTAGAAATTTAA